CGGACGGCGCGCAATCGCCTCGTCCGCGATCTGATGGACAGCGGCCTGAGCTATGCTCAGGCCGCCGAGATCGCTGTTGCGGAGATCCGCCCGGGCGCCGTCGACGGCGTCATCCCACTTGTGACCCAGAAGCCGACCCCGGCGCTTCGGCTAGCGGTATACGACGCCGCCCCCAGAATTGCAGGATCTTTTCCGGGTGCAAGCCCGTTGCCCGAGCCGTCGCCTCGATCTGAGAATTGAGCAGATCGGGGATGGTCAGCTCGGGTGACATCAGCCCGGTCCTGTCGCCGTAGCCAAACCAGCCATGAGCCTGCCCCGTCGCCGGGGGGACGCCGAGCTTCTCGGCGGCGCGATACCAGGGGTCGGTCATGATCCCATATTCACTCTGCTTGAAGGCCTTCTTCTGTGTCGCGCCCTCCAGCGTGTCCTTGATGTCGCCGACCGGCAGCGGATCTTTGCCGAAACCGCCGCGCTTCTGGTAGGCCTTGTAGGCATCGTCGCTGACGAACCATTCGCGCGGCAGCTTGCCGGGGTACAGCTCATCGAGCGCCGCCAGCGTGCCACGAATGTTGTGCGTGTCGCCCGTGACGTCGGCGAGGTTGCCGGCCCAGTTACGCTGGAAAATACTTGGCTTCGGGTTCTTGTTGATGTTCACGACGCCTCGGGCGAATTCGTCGCCGAGCTGGGCGTGCATGCCCATCATCCCAAAGCCGGGGAGGTTGCCCTCTTTCAAGAGCTTTGCCTTGGTCAGCGGATCGCCCTGCTCCTGTCGCCAGAGCAGGTAGGAGGCGTTGCGGAGGTTCTGCGGCGTGGCGGTGCGCGGTGAGGTCGCCGCGCCCTGGCCCGACCACTGTCCCAGGTGATGCAAGGACTCGGCCGGTGACAATCCGCCGATATCGTTCAGGCCGAGGATCACCGGGCCGGTGTGGTAGAACTGCCCCGAGGGCGTGTTGGCCTGGACGCGGGGTGCGAGATCGCGGGCGATGATGTCGGAGATCGGCTCGACGTTCTCGGCGACCATGCGGGCGCGGTCGTTGAGCGGAAGCTGGTTCGTGCCAGGATCGGGTCGCGGGATCTGGTCGCGGATCGAGGTCTGCGGCACCAGCTCGCGGGTCAGCTCCCCGGTCTCGTCGCGGGTCTTGAACACCGGCTCGGTCGCCGGGGGATAGGTTGGCCGGCGCTCGCGCGCCGCCTGTTCGAGGATCTTCTCGGTGGCGGCGGTGGCCTCGTCGCGCACGACCGCTGGCGCCTCGACGGCGGCTGCTTTGCCGCGCCGCACCTTCGGTAAAATAGCGCCGGCCGCGCCGGCTGCGGGCAGGATGTCGTTGATGTGGCGGGTTCCGGTCGCGAGGCCTTTCAGGACGCCCTTCACCGCCGCGCCGCCGGGGATGAAGTCAAGGGCCGCCGATCCCGCCCCGAGCGCCGTGGCGCCTGCGGCCCTGCCGTAATTGCCGAGTTCGAGCTGGCGCCCCGCCTCGGCCGCATCCTGCATGGTGCCGCCGCCGGGGATTAAAAGCTCGGCCGCCGTGCCCAACTTGTCGGTGGCGGCGCCGAGGTGCGGGCCGACGAGCTTCGGGAACGCCTCGTAGAAGCCGGTCTTTTCAATCCCACGGCGCAGCGACCCGCGCCCGGCTTTCACATAGTTGTCAAAGTCGCTCACATAGCCCTTGGCGAGGTCGCGCGCCGTCGCGGCATAATTCCGCGCCGCCGGCTGGAAAACGTCTGTAGGGCCTCCTGTGGAGGCCGCAGAGCCCATTGGCGGGGAGTAGGGCAGCGGCGCCGGATCTGGGACCCAGGACGCCGGCATCTTGGGCTCGCCGCGAACCGGCGGCGACGGCGAGCCCCGGTAGGCGTACTCGTCGATGTCCGGCTCGGCGACCGGCATCTCGGGGATCGCCTGGGCGTTGCCAGCGTTCTGTGGCTCGGCGACCATGCGCACCCGCCGCCGGCTCTCCTCCAGCTTGTAGCGTTCGGCCATGCGGGCCAGTTCGTCGGCAACCTCGCGCGGGGTCATGGTGGCATCACCTCAGTAGCCGTATCCGTAGACAGTAAGGTTCGGTTGCTGGGGATCATAAAAGGTTCCGCCTCCCATGGTCCCGCCGCCAGCGGGCGCGATGCCCGGAGCGCCTGCTACTCCAGACGGTCCAACTGTACCCGGCGAGACGCCGCTGCCGCCGAGCGAGGTGTTGTGGATGCTGTAGGTCGGGTTGAGGAACGACGGCACGGTGTAGTCGATCGGCGGGACCGTGATCGCGCCAGGGATAGTGCTCGCCGCAGCCGCCGGGTTGGTGCTGACATCAGGCACGGGGATCGGCGTGTTCGGCGTGTACGGGGTGGTAGGAGTGTCGAACCCGTTGAGGTCCCTTGTGGATGGGGGCGTCTTCGCGACGGGAGCAGGAGGAACGTAATCCCAGTCGCCCGGTTGTGGAATGTAATCGAAGTCGCCCCGTATTGGCGTCCTGGGTGTGGCTCCTCCTTGCTGTTCGAACCGCTGATCGCCGCCTGCGCCTGTGGTGTTCGGGACATAAGCTCCTGAGGGGTCTTGCGTATAGCCGTAGCCGGTGTTGGCGCCGCCTTTTGCCAGGGTAAATTGGGGGTTGTTCTTGAGAAACAGGGCGTCATCGATCCCGAGGTCTGCGGTGTCGTAGCGTCCGGCGTAGTCCTGCGGGGAGCCGAGGCCGAGCACGTCGGTGGCGTACTCGATTGGCAGCACTTGCCGGCCCTCGCGGGTGACGAAGCCGCCAGGGTTCTCGGCCAGGAACATCGCGTCCTGCGGCCTGATATCACCAGGGTAGGCGTAACGGCCGGCGAACTCAGAGCTGTCTGCGACGACCCCTTGAGTGTTGTCATATGCGCCCTGGAGATCGCGCAGGCCCTCCTGCCACGCCCGGCTGACCCCGACGTTGCCGAGCGGGTTGCCGGCGCGGTCGAAGGCAATGCCGGTGGTGTCGATGCCAGCAACGTCGGCGCCGCCGGCACGCAGGCCACGAAAGCCACCCATCGATCTATTGATGTTGAAGAAGTCTTCTGCCGGCGCGTTGGGGCTGACCCTGTACTCACCTCCGGTGAACTCAGGCGGGCGCTCGGGAAACTGACCAGAGATGATCTGACCAAATCCAGGGCCGCCCTGCGGGCTTCCCATGTAGTCTGCGTTGGTGGCGGGGTCATACAGTTTCGGGTCGAGGGGGGCGTAGCCTACTTCAGAGTCGGGGAGTGGACCCAACCGCATCCGTGCCAGCCTGCCTTCTAAGTCGAACCTTTCTATTGCCTCACGCACGCCGCGTGTTTCTTCAGGTCTGCCAGTATAATATCTATGACCGTACATATCTGCACTGTCGCGCAGACCGTATTTGCTTTCATGTCTGGCCCGCATTGCCTGCTTCATTCCGGCGGGGTTCCCGTACATCAATGCGCCGCCGGACGCTCCTTCCAGATCGCGAGTAACAAGTACGCCGCGCATGGCCTCAAGGCCTTCATTAATCTCCTGTTGTCGTGCGGCCGGCAGCTTATCCCATGCTGATGGGTTGCGAGACAACTCGATGATGTCGTTGTGTAGGTCGGTTGCTTTTTTAAAAGCACCGGCTTGACCTTCACCCCATGTCGAGAATTGACCGGGGCGAACCATCTGGGCGGCAATGCCGGTATAGTTTTCTGGCCCGCCCTCCATGCCTTTATCGGTGGCAGTGTTGAACTTCTGGTATTCAGGGTGGAGGCTTCGGTTGCGGACAATGTCGAGGATCATAGCTTTGGCGGCGGTGCCGCCGCGATCAGTCTCACCGCCGAGCGTGCCGACGATGCGGGCAAGATCCTGAAAGCTGTTGACGCCGTAGTCTTGGGGCCTGAGCTGTTTGGGCATGGCTATCTATCCCACTCGCGGTTCAGGCCTGGGAGGCTTCTTCGCTTGAGGTATGGCAGCGGCGGGTCGGGCTCGGGGATGCCCCATTTTTGACGGTACTGTCGATTGGCCTCTTCTTCTGTAAGTTCACCTCGTCGCACGCGCCGCTCGAACTCCCAGATGTCAGCGCGCTCGGGTGCGCGCTGCCACATCTCCTGCACTGTTGGCGCGGTCGCTGACGGGATCTCATCACGCGACCGAGGCATCACTGAACGGGCTACGGGCTGCGCAGCGATCGCCGCGCTGATGTCGCGCATGTCAGCGAGCCAGGGCATCAGAGCCACTCCGAGGATGAGAGCTTTTGTCGTGTGCACTAGTCACTGCTGCTGCCCCCCTTCGGCGGCGGGGGTGGTATCATCGCCGGCTCGGCGGCGCCGTGCTTGACGATGTTTAGGGTCTCGGCCTGCTTGCGTCGAGCTTCGGCGAGATCGCGCTCGGCCTTGGCCTGCTTCGCCAAGCTGTCGGAGAACGCGCCGGGTTCGTGCGGCTTCGACAGCTCCTGATAGATCTGCTTCGCTTTGGCGACATCGAGCGAGGCTTTCGCGAGATCGGCGGCGGTGTCGATCTGCGGCGCCGGGCCGGCTCCTGGCGCGTCGGGGATGCCGGCGACACTCGCCTCGGCGCCGGCCTTCTGCGCCTGGGCGACATAGAGCTGGGCATGCGCGGCGATCTCCTGCGCCCGCGCCAGCTCCTGCTGCAATTTGATTTGAATGGCTTGCAGATCGTGTGGCTTCGGCTGTTGCGACTGCACAAGGTGAGCCATCGCCCTTTTCTTGACCGAGGCTGGTAGCGACGACAGCTCGACGATCAGTTCGGGCGGCACTGCCGTGCCGGTCTTGGCGAGCCCGACCAAGCTGTCGAAAGCATCGCTCATGGTGTTGATGGCGTTCGGCCCCTCGGCGAGGATGATATCGACGTCGAGCGAGGCAAGCTGGTTGATGGCGACGGGCATGCCGCTCTCGTCCAGCTCCCAACCGTTGAGCTTGATAAATTGCGCGAGGTCTTGGTCGTCGGTCACCCTGATCCAGCGTTCCGACTGCCAGAACCGCTGGATGGCGTTCCACATCGCGCGATAGACGCGGAGCTTCCACTGCCGGTACGCGAGGAAGTAGGGACCCAGCTCGGCGATACCGGCGGCCTGAAGCAGCTCGATCATGCGGCCCGAGGTCGGGTCGACCTGGGACGAGGCGAGGCCGGGGTTGGGTCCATACTGATCGATCTCTGCCTTGGCCTCCTGCAACATTTCGAGGTTGCCCTTGGCGTCGGCGAGCGAGCGCGTGTCGTCGAGGGTGAACTCATAACCTTTGTTCTTCTCGATCAGGCCATCGGGCCGCGCCAGCTCGCGCCGCGTCAGCTCGATGTCGTCGACGGCGCCGCGCTCAAGGATGGCGCGGCGGGTGTTCATCAGGTGCAGCGCCTTGGAGCGGCGCTGGTTGATCTCGTCCTGCGGCCCCTTCCAGTCGCGGTAGAACCCGTACCTGTCGTTGTCGTGATCGACGTCGGCCGAGAACATCATATACTTGCAGATGCTTTCGTTCTTTTCGTTCTTGAAAGGACTTTCGCCTTCTTCCAAGATAACTTCGCCGGAATAGATGGTATAGTACCAAGTTCCGCCGCGCTTGTACCAGTGGTCGACGATGCGCAGCCGCTTCTCGGTGTTGTCCCACCACTTGAGCCGCTTGTCGTCGTCGCGCGGGTAGGGCGTCGGCGCCGATGTCGGCAGGTTCTCGGCAAGCTCGTCGGCCTTGTCGGGCCACTGGAATTGCGCATCCTCCAAGTCAACCCAGCGCGTCGTGCCCTCGTAGCTGTTGTCGCCGAAGTCCAACTTTTGCGAATTGATGTCATAGAAATAGTCGCGGCTGTCGACCTCGATCAGCGCGATCTCCGGGTCCTGCTTGTCGCCCTGGATCAGGACCATCTCGATCCCGGCGATCCCGGCGATCGCCGCCTGCCGCGCGGTCTCGGCACACAGGCGCTCCCAGTCCCAGCCGAGCCCGTACAAGAGCACTTGGGACGCCAGCTCGGCGCCCTTCTCACCCTGCGGGTTCGGCGTGCGCGGGTATGCCTTGGGGTCTTGCTTGAGCTTCTCGATCACGCCGCAGACGACGTTGATCTTTCTCTTGATCCTGTTGAACGTGACGACCGGCTGATTGCGATCATTCAACGCCTTGATGTGCTTCGACTCCCATTGCGCACCGTGATAGTAACGCCGCGCCATGCCAGCTTCGGTGTGCTCGTCGGTTTTGGCGCCAAGGAAATTGGTCAACTGTTTTTTCAGCCGTGACAGCGGCAGGTAGGGACCGCGCGCCTCTTCCGTGTCGCTGCTTTCGGGCGACATCGGCTGTTGCGGGAATTGCAGCACCTGGGCGGGCATCGGCGCGCTCCTAGAGGGTAAGGATCGAGTGCTGGGCCGGCTCCTGGCGCATCGCTCTGTAGGCGTGGCCCAGCTTCTTGTTCTCTTTCTTCGGCTTTCGTCCCATCAGCGCGTAGTCGAGCATCTGTCCGCACAGGCTCATGCCGTCGACAATGTCGTCGTGACGGCTCGCCGGGAACGTCAGCAGCTCGTGCTCCAGCTCCTCGCGCCAGGGGGCGTGGCTGTCATACCAGAGCCCCATCGTCGCGATGTAGCCTCGGAAGCTCTGCGCGCGGATGCCCTTGTCGAAGCGCGCTGTGAACTGCTGCCTGTCCGTGTAGGCTTGCAGATCGCGGGCGCGCCGGTCCAAGAACGGGCCGACGCCGGACAGGATCTGACCACGCTCCTCGGCCCAGGACAGCGGCTTCCAATGTTTAACCAACCTGCACCATGCCTCGATCCATAGGTCGGTCGTGGCGCGTTGCCGCCACAGGTCCAGCACCCACGGGCGATCGCTGGTATCGATGCCCATGACGACGTGCACGGTCCAGTCGTTGCGGCCGGTCGATGTCGTCGCGTAGTCGCTCGCGCCGTAGATGCGCAGCTCGTTGAGCGGCGGCGTCTCGGCTTTGTGCACCGGGTGCAGCCAGCGGCGCTGAAAGAAATCTCCGGTCTCGGGCGCTGGCCTCTGCTGGTAGAGTGCAGCCCAGACGCGCGGGTCCCTTTTCGCTTCGGTCACCATGTCCTCTGTGAACCATGTGGCCCACAGGCGTTCCCCAGGCAGTCGCCCGAGCGGGTCGTTGTCCTCGGCCTCCATCGGCAATGTCAGAACGCGCCACTTGTCGGCTTCGTCATCGAGGATCATGCCGGCGAGGTCGCCCTCGCTCCAGCGCGTCTGGATCAGCAGGCGCTTCGCCTGCGGCTTCAGCCTCGGGATGAAATCATACTTGTACCAATTCCAGTTTCGGGTCTGCGTGCCCTTGCTCTCGGCGTCCTCGCGCGAGCGCACCGGGTCGTCGATGATGCCCAAGTCGGCGCGCCAGCCGGCAATGGCGCCACCGACGCCGGCCGCGAAAAATTGCCCGCCGTTGGTCGTCAACCACAAGCCCGCCGAGCGTGTCGCCGGGTCGACCTCGATGCCGAGCGCCTTGGCACCGTGCACGTCGACCAAGTTGCGCGCCCGCCGGCCCCAGTGCTCGGCCAGCTCGTAGGTGTGCGATGTCGCCAGGATCGTCGAGCCGGGGTGCTGACCGAGGAACCAGGGCGGGTAGAGCATCGACGCGTAGGTGCTCTTGGCCGATCCTGGCGGCCAGAAGATCGCGAGGCGCTCGGTCTCCCCACGCGACAATGCCTCTAGCTCGGCGCAGAGCAGGAGGTGATGCGAGGCCGGCTCGAAATCACAAAAACGGCACCAGTCACTGAAGTTTCCCCGGCTCGACCTCCGTTGATACAGCTCTGTCGCGGCGTCCTCGGTGGATAATTTCGAGAAGCTGTTCATCGGTGAGGTCTCGGACGTTGGCGTTGACGGTGCGGACATCGGCGCTGATCGCCTCTTTGCGCGTCTCGGCCCAACCCATCCGCGCCTTCGTCCACCAGATCCCGGCGTTGACGGACGCGCTGCCGCCCTTCGGGTCGGTGGCGATGCGGAACAGGTTGTTGACCACCGCCGCATTGGCGCGGTGCGCCCCGAGTGTGAGCTGCTCGCGGTAGTGCGTGACCAGCGTCGGCACGCTGATGTCGAGGATGTCGGCGATCTCACTCTGGATGACGCCGAAACCGACCAGCGTCTCGACCAGCAATTCGCTCTCAGGCGTTTTGTGGTGCGCTCGCTGCTGGCCGCCATTGAGCTTCGGCGTCCAGCCGGGGATCGGCACGGCATTGACGCGCGGGCGTGTCGGTACCGGCTGCTTGACGGGCTTTTGAGAGGGGTTCTTCCTTTTTGTCATGGGTCGATATGCCCCTTATACTGTCATCTACAGGGGGCGATATGCCTCCTGTATTGTCCTGAACCACTTAAAGCAGTATAGCAGAGTTTATCTCGGTTGAGGGGTGGGGTTATATCGCCCCCTCTATTCTGGCGCAATGCCGGGCCTGGGGCTGCTATGGCCGATCTGGAACAAGACGTTTTCGACAGTGGCGCGGCACCCGATACGCCTGCCGACCTTACCCCCTC